GATCCTTGAACGTCTCTGTTATTAATAATTTTCAACTAGAAGTCAATCCGTTTCCTCTTCCTCCTTTTCCCGAATATGATTACGATTTCACAATCTATGTGGAAAGCGTAAACTTTGTGGTTATTACTTCGGGTATGGGTTCACTCATGTTTGCCATCTAAACAGAAGGGAGTTTGTAGGTTTTCAATGCTTCCAAACCAAATTTTCGCTCCCCCTCAGCACGAGCATCACGCAGCCGGAGTTCTAAGAATCCCGACTTCTTGGTCGCATTTAATTTAGTCAAATCAGGAAAGGCTTTATGAAGGGCTTCCGCTGATTTTGTCACACGGTTCATAGTCCGTTCTTCCTGCATGCCTCCCGCTTCCTTATAATAGGCTGTCTTGGGTGCGATATCCCTAAAACGAAGAACTCCGCCATCAGCAACATACATAATAAGAGAACGCAAGTAATCTTCTTTATCATCTATTGTTACTTTCAGGACATCTAAGCCAGGATTGGTTATACCCCAGAAAGCACCAATAATATATTTCAGATCTGTGCTAGGTTCTCCAGCACGCATGAAAAAGCCATTGGGAACTGGATAGATGCCCCAAAGCCGGAAACCTGTCTTCTGTGATTGAGCAAACGCCCGCCTGATAAATCCATCCAGATTTCGCAGAGGCATCTCGTGGCGTCTAGCAGTCTCAGAAAACTCCAAGAATCCTTTAATGTCGTCATCAATATTGACAATCCGCTGGCCAATGGGATAGTAGCCAGTAATAAAATTACGCACCGCCGCCATTCCCGGGATAGCAACTATTAGTTTTCCGTAGGTACCTGCCTCCAACGTCTTAGCATAAAGGTCCTTCTCTTCTGGAGTAGCAACAAATACATGGATTCGTTCTGCTGGAATCCGATGTTCCTTTAGTGTGGCTAGTGTTTTATCCCGCAAAGTTTCCGCCCGTTTATAGGAAGGAATCGCTACGATATAGTCACCCTTCTGTTTCCTAGTTATACGCAATGAGTTGCGTGTTCGTCTTGTTACCATCCCTATTAAATAACTATATAATTAGGGGAATGTCAGATCAGCAACCAATTCCTAAAGATTTTGAGGGAGTTAAGTTTATAGAAGCATTAGGATTAACAATTGATGATTTTAAAACAGCAGATAGAATAAATGCTAAAATTTTCCCCACTATGTCAGATGCCTATAAAAAAGCAGGTGATACATACATCACAATAATGGGCCCCAATGGTACTTTCTTGTTTAGTGTCCTTTTAAAATTTTATCAAGAGGTCTACTCAAAAATGGAAATTAAGGAAATTAAAGATGACGTAATGACAAAATTCATAAATGATAATTATGGTTCTAAAAGTCCGGTGGCATCACTCAACTTATGGCTAGTTAAGCCTGATTTCTTTCTGGAAACCATTTCTCTTTTAAAAAATGGTTTGAGGCTATCAAAACCTCTCTTTGATTCAAGTATACCGGTGGCAACAGGGCCCAGCAAAAAAGACGAAGACCGTTCCACTTTTGAACCCGAACGTTTTGGTAAGAAACTGGGAATCTATGTCGGAGCATCTTTTGGCGTTGTCCTTTTGCTAGGATTCATGGCTTTATCGCCCAGTCTCATCATGAATGATTTTATCTATAAACCTCCCATGATGCGGATTATCCTCGGACTTTATGCTTCCCTCTGTTTCATTTTTATTATTCCATATTATGCATTCATTGGTCTAGCAAATAATTCAGCAGCACCTCATAAATATACACTTTTTCCGATTTCAATCCGGGAATCCTATGACTGGTCAATTTCCAATTTTTTGTTCGGACGCAATGGATATATTCCAACACTTTGGACACCCGATGAGGGGGTTTTAAAACAGATGACTTGGCTCAAGCAAAAGCCGCATCCTAAAGACATAGACCCAATTCCTATCACGCTTGAATCAATTCTAGGCTAGGCCTTCTCATAAAAAGCACGCAGCTCAGGCTGCTTTTTGATAAAATCCTTAATCTTATAATTGGTCGGCTTTACAAAAGGATTGGGAGTTTCCCGCATTTTCTTCTTATCAAAGGTATTCTCTGAATGTGCCATTACAAGCATAACTTTGAAAGGATCAAGCTGTATAAGTGGCTCCTTATATCCATTTAGGAATGATGTTTCTTCTGCATGAGTCACTGTTTCATCATACTTATGATTCTCCAAAAACTTCCGTTTATAGGCAAATGTTCCATTTGTGGCGTGATTAGGAGCATAGGGGCCAAACTGATAAATCTTCTGAATATCGGTGTAATACATATAAATCTGTGAAGAGCCGCAAACCAGATACGCAGGATTAGACATAAGTTTCTTCACACAATGAGCAACACGCTCATCGGAATAATAATCATCATCATCCATACAGACAATAATATCACCCTTCGCAGCAGCATTTAATTTATTCCGTTTCATTCCAATATTCATCTTTTCATCTTCTGCTAGATACACGATATTCGTCAAACCGGATGCTTCCACGAGGTCCTTAATCTTATCAGAGCCATCATCTAGAATCACGAGTTCCATCCGATTCTGCGGATAGGTTTGTGCTAGAAAGCAGGCTATCATATGTGGAATGAATCGCCGGCGATTATATGTTGGACAAATTACGCTGACAAAAGGCCGCGACATCTTATCAGAGTAACATGAGACGCCGTTAAGTCCGTTTGTCTTTGCGGGCTCAAAAGCCTCCAGTTTTGAAAAAATTTGTCTGAATTTTTTATTATTGGGTGTCGTCTTTATGAGGGCACCGCCCTCCTATAAAGTATGTCTTACAAACTAAAAAATTTGAAACCGCAGCCAACGCTTATAATAACCAGAAAACCCGACGAAATGGATTACGCCTTGAAGACAATTGAGCAAATTCTGAAATATTCCAAGACCGCAGATTCGCCGATGGCCCCTCAGCCCGCCTATATTCGCCTACCTCTAAAGGTCCATCAGCGTGCCCTTCTACACGCTGCCCGAACACTTGAGACGAACCGACCTGCTGGAATCAAGTGTGAGGATGGAGCCACAATGTATACAAAGTACGGTGTAATTGCGGACCGTGTGGGTTCCGGCAAGTCTCTCGTAGCTTTATCGCTAGCGGGTATGGAGCGGCCGCAGACAGAGATGTTTACAGCGGAGGCATCTAATAATCACGATGTTGTCGTTATCAAGAAGCACGATGAAACAAAGAAGCTTCTTGCTAGGGAGTACTTTCTAACAAAGGCGTCTCTGCTAGTCATCCCGCATTCTCTCGTGAATCAGTGGGAGCGGTATGCTAAGGACCAGACAACGCTCAAGGTCTTGATGATAAAGCAGCGGAAGCAGGCAACTGCAAATACTCTTAAGGATGATGTTAAGAACCTTGACCTTGTCATTGTTAGTTCAACAATGTGGAAAGATTTCATTGCACAGGAAAATGCGAATAAGATTTATTGGGCTCGGCTTTTCATCGACGAGGCTGACACATGTCCCGTTAGCATTACGGGTGAAGAGTCAGTAAAAGCCGCTTTCTACTGGTTCATTTCAGCCAGTTGGCTAAACATGGTCTTTCCATCATTCACTAATATCTGGCGACATGAAGCCTCCAAGCCCCTCTATCCTCTAGCATGGGACGCTTTCAAGAATTCGGGAAACTATATTCGGATTGAGGGAGTACGTCGCAACAATATTGTCAGTCGGATGTGTGTCTCAGCAGCACATAATACACTGAGGGCAAATTACAGTTGGCAGCTCATCCTACGCAACAATGAAGACTTTATCCAGCAGTCCCTCAAGATGCCCGATATTATCCATCATCGTTGGACCTGTGCTATCCCGCAGAACGTACAATTGCTTCATGATATGATTGGCCCGCAGGTCATGGAGATGCTTCATGCTGGAGACCACGAATCCGCCCTTGAGGCTCTCGGGATTCAGGAAGATTCCGTCACAAATGTAGTGGAAGGTGTTACAAAGCATCTCCAGCAGCAACTTGACACAGCAATTAAGTTCCGTGATTACCGCATGTCTACCACATTCCCCTCCGAGAAGGCTAAGCAGGAAGAGAAGGAGAAGTGTGACGGAAAAATCACTGAGATTGAAAATAAGCTGAAGTCTCTTAAGGCCCGTGTGACAGAATACAAGGATTCCTCGTGCCCCATTTGCTTCTGCGACCTAGAGAAGCCGACACTAACACCCTGCTGCAGAAACCTCTTCTGTTTCCTGTGTATGATGGAGTCGCTCCGTCGCAACCCAGCCTGCCCCCTCTGCCGTGCTGTCATTTCCACAAGCCAGCTCAAGGTTCTCAGTGAACAGAAGCCGGCCCCTAAGACCGAGAAACCAACAGCACCAAAGGTCCTCGCCGACGAGGAGAAGACGAAGGGAGCACGACTGCTGGAATTTCTACAGGCCAAGCCAACGGCCAAGATTCTGCTTTTCAGCAACTACGATAAGACATTCAATAAGCTAACGCCCATCTTTGACGAGAAGGGTATTTCATACAGTATGGTAAATGGGACATCTGCTCGTATCCAGAAGATTATCCGGGAGTTTGGTGAGGGGAAGCATCAGGTTCTCTGCTTGAATGCCCGGCATTTTGGAGCAGGTCTGAATATTGAGGCAGCAACCCATGTCATTCTGTTTCACAGGATGGCAGAGGAGCATGAAAAGCAAATTATTGGCCGTGCTTACCGTTTCGGTCGCCAGACAAATCTGGAAGTGATTCATATGCTCCACGCAAATGAGACCGGTGCGGCATATGATACTAATCAGTTTCAGGCGTCACAAGATCAAGGGAGTGTAATTCTTCAACTTTAACCTTCTTCTTCCGGCCAGTTGCAACAATCTTAGGAGCAGCAATAATACGAGGTCCATGAATTGAACGAACCGGCGGTGGCAATAAAACTTCTAACCATTTTTCAAGTCGTTCTGCCGGAGGCATTTCGCGAACAGCTGTTAGGCGATACCAATCATCAGCAGTTTTTCCGGAAGTAGAAAAGGCAATTAGAATACGATAGGCACCTTCAAACCCCGCATTACGATGAGGAGATTTATGATTGGATAAAAAATCCCGTACTTCACCTAAATATTTAAACTGATTGAAGAGCCATGATTGACGACTGAGAACTGCCGTATACACCATGGGAACATCCTTAATTGGTTTTTTAATATTTGTCATTAATTCAAAAAAAAGTCGCGTATTAACTGCTTGAAGTTTAGCAGTATATGAATAGGGAAATAAGTTCCAGTACTGGAAGAAAAATGTATAGTAATCAATTCTATCAGATTGAAGGATGTCATGTAAGAGCTTCCTATAATAGAAGTACGACTTACGTGTATCTTGTATGTTGCTTTTAAGCCAATGCGGCAAGGTCTCGTGTAAATGAAGACCTGCCAAATTCATGTCATTATTTTCCAGGGCTACTTCACGCATAATATCCACTTGATTATTCAGAATTTGCATTACAGCCGCTTTTAGATTTTCCAGACGGCTAATGCGGTTCGTGCTTTCAATCCGCGGTTTAAAGTCACCTCCTTTGCTTAAACCGTATTTTTGTACGTTGGTACTCCATATTTGAAGAATTTTCCGTAAATCGCCTTGATGAAGCAATGATAACTCAGTTACTGTGTCAGGTGATGGAACAACAGTTGGATGCTTCTTAATAAGCAAATTCTGAATTTCTATTATAGAAGGGGGTATAACTTCATAGGATAGACACAGGCGAATAAGGGGACGATACTTCTTATCAGCCCATTCGTTACTTATACAGAAAATTGCATTGACACCAGTATATTCTTTCAGAGCCTTGATAATTTCAGTCAAACCCCCACGATCACCAGAAGACATTCCATCAATTTCATCCAGAATTACACCAAGAGGACGATGGCCTTCAGGACGAAAAAAATCAGCAACATTATTACTTTGTAAAAGAGGCTGAATAATTTCCGCAACTCCAGCACGATTACGTACATGACTAGCATTACATTCTACTGCTCGTAGATTAGAAGCAGCACATACACGATAAGCTAATGTTGTTTTACCAACACCAGGCCCTCCGTATAGAAAAACAGCAACGGGGTCACGTCGACCTGGTTTACGAGCCCAATCAACGAGTTTCAAAAATATATCTTGGTGAATTTCTTCGGCCATCCTGTTTTGGTTTGTCTGTCCATGTTTTATATGGGCAGATAAATCTGTGAAAATTGTGTAAACACTCTACGCACATCCTGTGCCGGCTGTAATGCCCGCCCAGGAAAGACCGCGGCTCAGAGCATCATTACATTTCTTCTGTCTCGTATCAGTTGTTGCGGTTAAGAAAATATAGTCTTTTTCTTCCGGACGAGGCGGCAAAAGGGCATCGGCCTTCTTTAGACCATTACGGCGAGCAACACCAATAAAGTCAACACACATCATTTTGCCAGTTGTCGGATCCTTACCCATAAAAGTTAGATAATCGGGACAAGTTGACAGATACGGAGGCCATGTAGGATAGGAGAACTGCGAATCCGCAACAAACCAGCGTACATAGAACATCCAGAAGAGAAGAATTAAACCTAAGCCACCGCCAATTGCAAGAAACGGCCGGCCCTGTTGGTCAAGATATGTCCCCGTCAATGTAATATAAACATAGAACGCAAGAATTCCAAAAGCAATTGGGGCATAGATTCTAGCAAGAAAATCCAGTGTTCTCTTTGATATTGCCATCTCTACTTTACATTACAAAAATTAACCTGTTCGTGCCCAGACACTTGCTGAACCAGGGCTGCTCTGAGTACCATATCCATTACCTCCACCTGCCCCATCGAACCATCCCAACTCAATATAACCAGTTGCGAAATCCGTGCCATTTACAGTGCCTGATTCTCCAAAGTTTCCACCCGGACCTCGTGGCGATACCAATTGTATTTTGCGATAGACAGTGGATTGTGTGCTAACAAATACAGAACGACCCATATCTTTGAGAATAATTTGACCAGGGGTGCTTACGTTATTGTATGCTGCTAGTGAAGAAAACCAACCACCCTGGGTATATAAGGGAATTGCAGCACCTGTTGTAGTATTCAGTGAATAAATTGCATTATAGCATGATGATACATTAATAAAATATCGTGGACCCATTGTTTGGGATGGAGCACGCATGACCGACATATTATCTATATAATATATATTTCCATTATTAAAATAGAGCAATGAACGGTCGTGTAAATTTAGAATCAGCACAAAGTGCTTCTGGTTCTTTTAATCAAGTAGCCGAGCAATTCAATTATGCAACGTCTTTAAATACTTCTGTTGGTGCCGATATGGTCCGAGGAAACATTGAAAAAAATATTTTAAATACAATGTTTTTTAGTCCAGCCAATGTGGAGATTATCCAGAATCGTCTCCAATATGAGGTCTATTCTAAGAGCCAAAAAAAACACCGCGTGGGTCCTCAGAGTGCTGATAATCTGCTTATCATCATGCGTTCCATATATTATCAATATGGAAAGAATCTGCCTTGTAATATAAAAGAGCAAATTCAAGAATTAAATACATATGTTGTTGATTTCGCTGTTCCCAAAATTCTGAGTGAAGTGGATATGTATTATCAGTATCGGAAGGATATTACAACTCTACCTGTTCCCATGCAGCAGCCGGTAAATATAAGTCGTGCTGGAACCAAGAGTCTTCCACTCAAACCTTTCTTTTAACAACCTTCTTCTTCAGCTTCGGCTGTCCAGAACCATCCGTCGGCACATTTACCTCCTGTCGCCATTCTGTGTAAGGAGTCCAAGCAGCCATAAACTCATCCAAATCCGAAATCCACAAGTTCTCAGGTGTCATTGCTTCTAGCAGAAGAATTTCATCTTCTACGGAGGCAATCTCGGCTTCCAGTGTGAGAACCGCTGCAGCCTTGAGCCGGTCAATACGCATTCGGAGCAAGTATTCATATCCATCCAGAGAATTCGCGGAGCCGCTGAGAGCCGGAAGATCCAACTGCTGGAGACCTGCTAGAAGCACCGAATCCTCAGTCTTGCCAATCACGAGTGTGCCGTCAATAACCGCCATAATGAACTTTCGCTTAGCCTTTACTTCCAGAAGATGGTTTCTCAGAGCAGCCAACTTGTGAATCTTCCGCCGCCCATAAGCACCTAGACGTGCTCCGATGAACTCCTCAATGATTTCACCTACACTGGTGTATCGCCGAATCTTTCCAGCAGAATCGAATGCGACCATGTTTGTCAGACGGAAAGTACTATTCAACTTGAACTTTGTCATAAACTCCGTCTCAAAAGCGGGAGTCTCCCGCAAATGCCCCTCGCCCCCCCCCCCCCCCCCCAC